GGAGAGTAAAAAGAAATGAAAGTAGTTCAACCATCCTACAAAATTGAAAAATATGACATTATTGAGGTACAACAATTATGGGATTAGTTAAGTTTTTTACTAGAAAAGACCATGGGACTAAAGAGTTGGAAAAACTTTTAAAGAAGATAGATAAAATGTCTATTTTGGATTATATTGATCTGTATAATGAATGCAATAAAAATAATAACGAGGTAAAAGTTATGAATAATGATGATTATTTAAACAAACTAAAAAATGATTTAGATGAAAAAGAGCGTATATTTATTCTTTATTGTGAAATGTATAATAAATTAAGTGATAAAGATAAAAAGAAAATGGAACATGAAAAAGATAATGCTGAAATGGAATATCATAAAGCTTATGATGAATTTCATGATTATGATACTACACTTTATTCTATTAGTGAGAGTGGAGAATTTAAAATTGAAGATAAAGAAAAAAAATGTAATTGTGCACCTAAACAGGATAGATTCGCTGGTGATGATATTGAAGAAGAATATGCAAGAGTACATCCTAAAGATTCAATTTATATGAAGAAACCGAAAATATTTGAATGGGATATTAAACAAGAGTTTAATAATCCAGACAACGTTAATCATCCATCTCATTATACTTTTGGGAAAATTGAGGTAATTGATGTTATAGAGGATTGGAAACTTGGATACCATGAAGGTAATATAATTAAATATGTTGCTAGACATAAGTATAAAAACGGACTTGAAGATTTAAAAAAGGCAAAATGGTATCTTGAGCGATTGATAGAAGAAATGGAATCAATTTATAAAAATTCTTAAAAATTCAAAAAAAGGAGTTCTTAAGTGATAAAAAAACGAAATCGTTTAGATGAATCTTTTTCAATTAATTCTTTTAAAAAATCGATAAATGGAAAATCTAGTATTGAAATAGATATTGAGAAAATATATATTTCAGATAATGGAATTATAAAACCAAAAGGAGAAGATCAATGTCAAAAAAATATGAAATGATAGGACAATACCCTATTTACTTTAATGAAGTATATTATATTGCATATGCTGGAGGTAAAAGAGAGTTAAAAAAAGAAGATCAAAAAAAATATGATAAAATATTACATTTACCGTTTTCATTACAAAGAAAAGAATTAAAAAAAATACCTATGGAAAAAAATCCAAATGTAGTTCCTATAAAAGGTATTGATTTATTATCTTTTGTAAAAGATCGAGAATGGGTTCCATTTTTTGATCAATTTTTTAATCAGTCACATTTAATTAAATTGACAGATATAATAGTATATGAAAGTATTAAACAGAAAAGCTATGATATAGCGTTAAAAGGACAATAAAAAAGGAGAATAAAGATGAGATTTGAAGAAGCAATGAGCCGAGTTATAAAAAAAGTGGAAAAAAGAGGTCAAGGAATAAGCCCACATACTGCACAAATATTAGCCCTTGCATGGGATCTTATTAGAGAAGCTTTTTCTGAAGATAACGAAAATAAAAACAAACTTGACAATTTTGTTTTTATCGATAATAATAGCAATATTATTGAATTAGATGAAAATGATTTTGTAGTAGAACAGGAAGTAGAGCAAGTTGATATATCTGAAGTTCTTAATAATTGGATCGGAGAAACTGGCGTAAAAGATGGAGAAGAAATTTCCAATTTATACAAAAGAGCAAAAGAAGAAATAGGAATTGATATTTCAGAAGAAGATTTCACAAAATGGTTGGAAGAGATAAAAAAAATAAATACTGAAAAAGAATTAGAAAAAAAAGATGATAAAGATGATTTTGATGTTTATACAGAATTAGATAAATGGCTTGATGGTGGAAAATTTGAAGAAACAATGACACTTGATGGTGTTAATAAAATTTTAGATTCTGTAAATGAAAAATTTGGAGACAAAATATCGATGAATAATGTTTTAGATTGGTTGGAAAATCATTTAAAAATAGAAATTATTGATGATGAAGAAGAAAAAGGAAATGATCTAGATAATAATTTAGATAAATAAATTTTTATAGAGCACTAGAAGCCATTATCAAAAGGGCAGCTCTGGAGTAAAAAGATAATGGCTGATAGTGTAAAAAACAACAATAATAAATACGATATCGATTATAACACTGCTATAAAAGAAGCTAAATCAGCAATAAGGCATTTAGACAAAAAAGCAATGAAAGGAGTTCCTAAAGGAACTCAATATGATTGGTTAAATAATACCAGTTATAACAATATTATATACCCAAAAGACAAGATTCCTGATAGAATGCTTCGACTTGTAGAGAAAAGAAATGGTATTGTTGGTTCAATTATTACATTAAGAATACAACAAGCTCTTGAATTTTCTCACATATCTCACGATAAAGATATCCCTGGTTGGGAAATAGCATTAAAAAATGAAAAAGAAAAAATAACACCAGAAGAAGAAGAACAAAAAATATTCTTAGAAGAGTTTATTTCAAAGGCTCATAGAAAAGATTATGTCAGTCTTGAAGGTCATAATGATTCATTTAAAGATCTTATGGTAAAATATGTACGAGATAGACTATTAATTGATAAAATTTGTTGGGAAATAGAAAGAGATAGAAAAGGTGAAGCTGTTGCGATATGGCCTCTCGATGGAGCAACTATTTTTCCTGTTATGCCTGGTGGTTATTATGGGTCTTTTTCTCAAATTGGTGTTGGAATTGGTTTTGGGTTCAAATATAATGAAGTATCTGAAGAAATAAGAAAATCAAAACTTGAGCAAATTCCTCCTGTTGAAGAAATATCATATATTCAAGAATTATTGCATGGCACAAGTGGCGGTGGTGTTACTGCTGCGTTTAGAGAAGACGACTTGTTGTATGACCTTGGAAACGAAATGAACGATTTAAGATATTATAAACAAGGTTTATCGGTAACAGAAAAAGCTAATGTTGCAATAGTAGCTTTTATCAATTCACTCACATTTAATTCAAATGGTTTATCAAGAGGGGCTATTCCAAAAGTTGCAATATCAATGGGAAAAGACTCAAATTATACAGAAGAACAACTTGAAGATATGCAGGATGAATGGGTGGCAAATTTTGAATCCATGGATGGTCAATGGAACATTCCTATCCTTAATAGTGATGCTAAAATATTAAATATGCTACCTACAAATCGAGACATGGAATATCAAAAATATATGGAATTTACCGGTGCATTAACATGCTCTATAATGGGTGCTGATTCAGCAGAAATAGGATTACGACTCAACCAAGCTCAACAGGTCCTTAATGAAAACCAGGATGGAAAACAAATATTTTCTAAAAATCGTGGTACTAGAGAGATGTTAGGCGGTTTTGCTTATATATGGAATAGATTTCTTGAAATGTCTGGATTTAAATTTTCAGATAAATTTAAATTTAGATTTAATGGATTAAGTACTGAAGATAAAGGGTTTGAAGCCGATCTTAAAAAGAAAAAAGTTGAAACCTATATGACTATAGATGAAATTAGAGCTGAAGAGGATAAACCACCACTAAAAGACGGTCTTGGTGATATAATTCTTAATGCTGTATATATGCAGAATAAACAAGCTGCAGAAATGGCTCAACAGGAAGGAATGGACGGAGAAGATGAAGAAGGATTCGGTGGATTTAGCGATGAAGATTTAGATGGTGCTGTTGATGAGGCCGTTAGTGGCATGGAAAAAGCAGTGAAATTAATATAAGGTGAAAAATATTATGAATAAAGTAAAAAAAACCAAAGAAGAAAAAAAAGAAATAACTCCAAAAGTTAAATCTTTTTCTAAATTTAGAAATGCTCGGATGTCAAGGATTGAAGGTAATTTTATGGGCGGTGGTTTCAATATCAGTCAAAATAAAGTAAAAGCAATTTTAGATAATATTGATATATTAAAAAAATTTGCTAATGGTGATTTTGATAAGGATATTGATGAATTAAGTGATGATGAAATATTAGAATTATAATTGGAGAAAAAAATGATTTTATTTAATAAAAATGCTGAATTTGAAAAAAGAAAAAATGTTTTAAATTTATCTCTTTCAGATCAAGAAAAAGTTATAGAAATAATTAATAATAAAAGTTTTTCTACTGATGAAATAGAATTGATACAAAAATTTGTTTATTATTTTGAAAACTTACAACATCATTCTGCTATAACAGGTGGAATTTTTAATAATAACTACAATGAAATGATTTAACAATTGGAGAAATAAAATGGCAGCTAATAGTAAAAATTTAAGATATTGTGAAGTTCTACATAGTGGAACTTATTATGAGGTAATGGTAGCAGTTGATAATCTTGATGAAGTAAACAACATACTTCAAGATTGGGCTCTTGACACGATTGGAGAAACCCTTAATCTACCAGAAGAATTAATAAAAAACATTGATGCTAAGGAAATAAATATATCATCTAAAAGCATTGATAGTTTTGTGTATCTTCAAAGTGCTGTTAGTTCATATATTGATATGCCTAGAAGTGCTGGTATATCTGGAGACTTACCAGTATTACCAACTTCACTTGTTGGTGGACTTTATGTTGTTCCAACTAGCAATGCTTTTTTATACTCTGAAAGTGATTTTGATGGGTATTTTGGTGAATATGTAATACCAGAATCAAGTATAGCATTAACTGCTGGTGTTAATTATTTAGGAATAAGATTCAATAGTGGAGTTCCTGAATATATTAAATACGACAATGATTTATCATTTAATTATTCTGATATTATACCAGTTGCAACAATACTTTATTTTTCAGGAACTATATATAATATTCCTTATGGTCAATCTGGATATGGATTGGCTGAAAAGATATTAAAAATAATAAAAGAACGAGATGAATTTAAAATAACTTCAAGCTTTACATTGGATACTGATAATAATTATGTTGAGTTAGGGGCTTTAAATGTTAGTCGTGGAACTGCTGAAATAGCATGTTTGGCGGTTGATACAGAATTAGTAAATAATGACATGTTTCTTCATTATAAAGATATAAGTGCTGATTGGCAAAATTTAAGTGTTACTCAAATAAACAATACTCAATATCAAGCTTCTGGCGGTGGCTTAAACTCACTTGGAGCTGGTGAATATGTAATAAATTATATATATAGAGTGGTTGAATCATCTGATTTAATTTTGTTTACAGCACTTTCTCCTAATTTTACAACATTAGCAGAAGCAAAAGAAAGTGAAGAAATAACCGATTTACCAGATGACATAAAAGGAAGTTGCGTATTAGTTGGTAGGATAATAGTAGAACAAGGAAGCACATCTCCTGTTATTCAGAAAATTCAGAAAAATTCATTTGGGGTGGTTTAATATGGGTCAATTAGCTAAATCATTACCAAAAGACGAGTGGACTATTGTTTTATCTAATGTAACATATGCTGGTCAAGTTCATATTGAAGATGATGATGAAGAATTAGTTCCAAACAAGCCAACGACATATTTACTAGCTATGGTTCCAACTGGTGATCCTGCTCCAAGTGCAGATTATGCAGATGGAATAAAAATTAAAAAGAATTTCTCTCCTGCAAATTCTAGTGCTTTAGATTATTACATGAAGCCAGTAGATTTTGCTGGAAGAGTTATTATTATAACATAAAAAAGATAAAGAAATGAAGTTTATTTATATAAAAAAAATAGAAAATTTGGTGGTTGAATATGGCAGTTGTCTGGTGTAATCCTGCAAATGTAGGATCTGAAGATGGTTTAACTCGTGCTACTGGTTGGGTTTTAATGTCAGATGCATTATCTGATCCTAATTTAGATAGTAATGATGGTGTACGTGTTGCAGATAGTGGCAACCATACTGTTCTTTCAGGTACTTTGGCATGGGTGAATGGCTCTGCATCTGTTAATACATCAGTTGATTTGACATCTTCTTTATCTTCTGGAGATATTATTGCGAAAAGTGATTTTGAATCAAATGACGATGAAACTCCACATGAAGTTGTAAGTATTACATCATCAGTAATAACACTTAAGGAAGTATACGTCGGAACAGACGAAACAATAAGTGGTAATATTCTTTTATCTACTTTTGATGATATAAATTGGGTAATCGATCAAAGTGTTCCTGTTTCATGTGGATGGAAATCCATTGATACAACAGAAGCAACAGGGTTTACTTATTTACGTAAAACTGGAGCAAGTACTGGAACTGGAATTCTTATATCTAATCATTTTGTAACACTTGATCGTTGTGGATGTTTTAGATATGATAGAAATTTACATGTGTTTAATTTTTGGAATGCTATTGTGACTAATTTTTATAGTGTAAGTGCTGCCGATGAAGCAATATACTTACAATTTGCACATGGTATTCATTTAGAAAACGTATGGAGTACAGGTAGTGATGACAACGGTTTTAGTTTTGAAGTAACTTATGGATCTAAAATGAAAAATATTTATGCTCATTCAAATGATGAAGGTGTATTTTTTAATAGTTGTGGTTCTATTATAACAGATATTTCTACTAAATACAACCGAGCAGGGATTGATATTAGGGGAGGAGGGGTTCAAATAAATGGATGTGTAATTGAAAATAATACTGATGGTTTTAATTTTCAATCTGCTTTAAATGTAAACATTAATAATCCTTCATTCTCTAACAATACTAATGATTTGACTTTTTTCAGTAGTAGAGAACTTGATAGTGAAGATTCAACAGTATCTATACAGAATTATGATCTTATTTCATATGACAATAGATTATATTTTTCAACGTTTGGAGTCATATCAAGGAATACAGTTGAAGCTCGCGGATCTGAGTGTAGAGATTTTGATGTTAATGATGCAGATTTTTATATCACTGAAAAAAATAAATTTTTCCCAGTTGTACAGTCGACTCAAGCAACTATAACATATTATGTTAAAGACAATGCCTCGTTTAATGGTGACCTTGAAGCGTCACTGTGGTTTGAAGGAAAAATTATTACAGATTGGACAAATGTTCCTTTAACGAATAGTTATGTTCAGCAATCAATAATAGCTCAATCTAGTGATATAGATAAGAATGGACATGTCGAATTAAAATTAAGAGCAAGAGGAACATCAGGCAACGTTTATTTGGCTGATGATAATTCAGATTATGGAGTTTCATAATGTATGTAAATGGTAAATCTATTTTCATAGAAGATAATAAATTATATTTTAATGGGAAATCTGTTTTATCTTTTTTAGAATTAGAGCAAGAAGCAGTTGGAACATTGCTTAATGGTTTACTTTCAGGAAAATTACAGAAGAGGTTGATATCATGATAAATTTAGGAAGTCTTGGTGTAAATAAAGTTGCATATATACCATTTAACACATTTGATAGTAATGGAGCATCTGCGACTGTATCAGGATTAGTTGCTTCTGGTGTACATATACATAAAGAAGGTGATGTCGCTCAAAGAACAAGTTCGGCAGGTATAACTGTTTTTACCGACTTTGATGGAGTAACTGGAAATCATTTAATAAAAATAGATTTATCAGATAATACTGATCCTGATTTTTATGAATCAGGAAATGATTATAGTGTAAGAGCTGAAGGATTAACAGTTGACTCCCAAAATTTAAATGTATGGCTTGGTTCTTTTTCAATAGAAAATAGGTCAGTTGATACTGTGAAAATAAGTGGTGATTCAGATGCAGCAGATAATTTAGAATCACAATATGATGAAACTGGCTTAGTCGGTGGAACGTTTCCTTCTACTCAAGATCAAATATCTGGTATAGCAAATACTGGTGCTGCAATAAATAAAGTTTGTTCTGGTGCAACCGTAAATACTGGAATAGAGACAAATACATATGTTGCTACTCAAGCACTGGATGGAGTAGAACATTCAATAGAAGAAGATGCAAATGCAATCAGTGTTGATTATAATTTTAATATTGGTGGAACAGGTGTTCCAGTTAGTATAACTATTTCTGGTAGGCTTTATGATCCTCCAGTAACAGGTGATACAATACAAATTCAGGCGTATGATTGGATTACAACTACATGGAAAGATATTGGGTCTTTGGATGGTGTAAACTCAAGTGTAAATTCTCCAAAAACGGTAATACTATTTTCTTCTATGGTTGGAACTGGAGCAGATGCAGGTGAAGTTGATATAAGATTTACAGGAACAGGATTAGGAAATAATACTGAATTATTTATAGATTTATTATATTGTTCATATTCTGTTGTTTCTTCTGCTGTTGGATATGCTAATGGTGCTATATGGATTGATACAACAAATGGCGTTTCTGGTACAGTCAGAAATGTAAACGGTACAGCAGATAATCCAGTATTAACATATTCTGATGCTTTAGTGTTAGCGGCATCAACAAAACTAGCAAGGTTTGAAGTAGCTCCAGCAGGGAGTATTCAGTTAATTTCTGCAACTTCTGGATTTGATTATCAAATGAATGGATCTGCTTTTGACTTAAATGGACAAACGATCGCTGATTGTACAATAACTGGTGCACGCTTGACCGGAATAGGTCTGAGTGGTGGTGGTTCATTATTGTTTTTTGATAGGGCTTTAGTTGGTACTGTAACATTACCACCGTGTATTTTACTGCAATCGGGATTTACTGATACATTAACGTTTGGGAGCTCTGGAACATATCTTCTTGATGCTTGTGCAAGTGCAGTTGCGGGATCTGGTTCACCTGTTTTTGATTTTAATTCAGTTAGTAATATAAATTTAAATATTCGCCATTATTCTGGTGGTGTTCAAATAGAAAATATGGTAGCAACTGACAAAATGAGCCTTGAGGGATGGGGGCAGTTAATAATTGATTCATCATGTACTGGTGGAGAAATAGTCGTAAGGGGCAGTTTTAAAATAACTGATAATTCAGGTGGTGCTGTTTCAATTGATGATACTGCTAATTTTAAAGATACTGTTATTGATTCTGACTTTGCACAATCATCAACATCAAATACAATAGTATTATCAACAAATGCAAGTAGCGTGGACGGTGCTTATGATCCAGTAGAAATATTTATATATGCAGGAACTGGAGCTGGTCAATCTAGAATGGGTCTTGAATATATTGGTGCATCTAGAACATTAATAGTTGATAGAAATTGGAAAGTAAATCCAGATGCAACAAGTAAATATAGACTATTATCAAATCCAGGAAGAGAACATGTAAATGAAGGTCTTGCTCAAGCTGGGTCTTCAAACACAATAACGCTTAATGCTCTAGCATCTAGTGTGAATGATGCTTATAAAAATCAATTGATTTTTATAAGATCTGGAACAGGTGAAGATCAAGTTGGTGTTTGTGTTGCTTATAATGGAACAACTAAAGTCGCTACAATAGAAGGAACATGGGGTGTTACACCTGATGAAACAAGTGGATATTCAGTTCTTCCATTTATAACATATGATAAAACAGGATATTCAATAGCTGGGACATTAAATACACTAGATGATTTAGAAAACATATCAGTTAGTGATATAGTTACACATGTCGTTGAAGGAACTCTAACACTCGAACAGGTACTAAGGGTTGTATTATCTGGTGTTGCATTAAAAAGTAGTGGCGGTGGTACTCCTAATATTTCTTTTAGAGACTTAGCTGATGGTAAAAATAGAATAACTGGTGTTGTTGATGCTTCTAATAATAGACTTTCTGTGACATTGGACGGTTCATAAAATGGGTGGTTGGTTTCCAAATGGATGGAACAATGAATTTGTTTTAGATGAATGGTGGCCAGATGGTGCAGAAATAACAACATTGCCACCATCTTCACCTGCTTTAATTGATAATCATGATCATATATTATTAATAGGAAATGATGTATCAAATTGGGATCCTATTTCAAAAGGTATGAAAGGAATCAATTATTCTGAAGGAAAAGAAAACAAAATAGGAAATGATTTTAATAATTCTACCGCCTTAGTTAAAAAAATAAGGCAGTAGAATTAAGGCTATAAACTGAAGAAGTATTTTATTGATGATATTAGAAATACTACGTATATAATACTGCATACTGTTATTACAAATTTATCTCTTTTTCTCATGATTAAACAACTCCTTTATAAAATTTTAAATATATTTTATCCATTTCTTTTAAATTAGATTTTAATTTTTTTTCTAATCTTTCTATATCATCTTTATTATTTGATTCTTTTATTTTACAAATAATTTCAAAATGTTTTTTTCTTAATTTGTCTAATGGTGACATTGTTATTCTCCTTTTGTTAATATTCATATGGAACTGGAGTACATGGTATTGTTCTGTCATGATAATTTATTATTGTAACTGGAATACCATCCGATTCATACATTCCAGATTCATATGGCGTTATTGTTGTTATTCCTTCTGAATCTCCATTATTTTTAATTGTACAATAAAAATCTGCATTATCTGTTGAAAATGAATAATAATGACCTTTTTCATATGTTTGTAAAAACTCTTCACATCCTATAAAAGAAATAAAGAATATAATTGATAAAATAATTGATAAAAATGTTTTTTTCATAATACTTTTCCTTTTTTTTGTTATTTTTTATTATTTAGATATAATCATTATAGTTATTGCAATCAATAATAATCCAATAAATACCAAACATGCTATTGAAGAACCTTTTATGATCTCTGTACTTGAGTTTGTTTTCATGACTTTATCTCCTTAGTCTATTTCTATTTTAAAACCAAATTCTATATTATCCGAATTTCCACTGAAGAATTCTTGAAAATCTACAATATCTTGATATTTTGGATCTGTTTTAGTAACATATGTTCCATCATACAATTCAAAAGTTTCTGATATAAAACTACCACTAATAACCTTATGTCTACATTCGTGTGTAAATTTAACATAAAATATATCTAAAATAGTTATTCCAAATCCAAAAGAATACGCTTCCATGAATGGACTATTACTAGTAAAAGAATTATGTATAAAATGTGTTTCATGTTTTCCAGTAATATATGGAGAAACATACCAATTTTTTAAAATACCATATTTAAAATTTATATTTGACAAATAAGCATTTTTAGTATTTCTTAGAAAATCGCTATCCAATTTTGTAAAACTTGCTCCAAATTCAAAATATCCAGGGATTTGATCTTTTGCTGATAGCGCAATAGATGATAAAAGTACAAAGATTATTATAATTATTATTTTTTTCATATTATCAACCTTTATGCCCAAATTAAACGACTTCTTATATATGAATCCATTGCTGGATCATTAAGTCTTTCTTCTAATTCATTCAAATACATCTCAATAACATTAGCTTCAGCACTACCTTCTGCATGATTTTTATTGTTTAATGTATTAAACACCATAATAAATGTTGGATACTTTTGCTTTTTAATCAATTTAGTTGTCATAATGTTTTCCTTAATTCTTTATTTGTATTAATAATATACATATTAGTCTTGTAAATGTCAACTATTTTTTTTGCATTGACAAAAAAAAATGATGTTTTATAGTAAAAAAATGGAAAAAGAACTCGAACAACTGTTTGAAAAAGAATCATATGATGTAAAATACATGAGTGAACTACGTGAATACTGGAATGCCTATATGTATGCATTAATCAATGAAATATATGTTGGAATAGGTGTCAATCTTGGAATGTCTGAAAAAGAAGCATATAAAATGGCAAAATCAAGACCAGGATCACTACAAAAAGCTGGATTTTTCAAAAGTATATTTAACAAATTTAAATCAATTTTCTCTTATAAAGTACCTAAGTTTAGATATAAAAAAAAGCTGTATGGTGATGGAGAACCATTAACAGAGAAACAATGGAAAAATTTCAATGACTACTTATCCGATTATTGGCAAAAACATGCAAATAAAGTTGCTGAAGATATAGGAATTAAAAGTGCAATACTTGGACAACAAACCACTGAATATAGAGAAAAGAAAAAACCTTATAAAAATAAATCATTATATCAAGTTGAATTTGATCAATTTGATGGAGATATGCCGGATAACCTAAATGAAGCGTATAATAATTATGATTTTACTAATTCAGAAAAAAAAACAATTAATAAATCATTATCAAGTATCGCTATGTATGTGTCTGAATCTGATAATAAACTACAGGAAGCAATAAGAAAACAAATACAGATAGGACTTGAAAATGGAAAATCTTCTATAGAAGTAGCATCTGATTTATACTGGAATGTACAAAAAAATAAAAATCTGGTAAATAATTATACATCTGAAGCACTAAGGAAAAATTGGAATAGGATCGCTTCAACCGAAATGGCTAGTGTGTATGAAGCTATGATATTAGCACCTTATGAATCAGAAGCAATGGAATCAATAAAAGATCCAGAAAAGGCTCAGTATTTTATTAGAACCGGTGGATCGTGTAGTTGGTGTGTTCCTAGACAGGGAACACTGGTCCGTTTAGTCCCTGTTTCTGTAGTAAATGATACAAAAAGTGAAAGTTTAAAGGGAATGGGTATTAAAGATCCTAATACAGATATTGCAATTTGGACAGGCAAGAATAACTATGGATTAAAGCAAAAAGATTGGCTAGTCTGTTCGCCAGCACACCCTTATAACACCGCTACTTTTCAGCCTATTGATTTAAAAACAGAATATTATAATTCAAAAACAGATAGTGTAGAAAAACGACAAGAAAAGAAAAAGTTTATTCCTCAAATGGAAGATTATCAAGCAAAAGTACGATCTGAACAGGAAACAAGAAAACCAACTATAGTTGGTAATAATTTAGTAAGATATAATAACAATATGTATGAATCTGTTGAACCTTCTGAATTTAATAAAAAATTAGAAGAATATAGGAAAAATCCACAACTTCCAATACCAGTAAATAAAAACAGTCCACAATACACAAGAATTTTTGATGAGGCAGAGAAGTATGAGTCATAATTCAGGTATATACCAGATAATAAATAAAGTTAATAGTAAGAGATATATAGGGAGTGGTGCAAATTTAAAAAGAAGAAAAAAAGATCATTTTTTGACATTAAAATATAAAAAACATCAAAATAATCATCTTCAAAATTCATACAACAAATATGGTAAAGAAAATTTTGAATTTAAAATAATCTTGTATTGCTCACCTGAAAACCTTATTTTCTACGAACAAAGAGCTATTAATTCTTATAACTTCAGAAATGAATTGTATAATCTCTCACCAACTGCTGGAAGTCCAAAAGGATATAATCATTCTGAAGAAACGAAGAAAAAAATGTCTGAAGATCGAAAAGGTATAAATAATAATATGTATGGAAAAAATCATACAGAAGAAAGTAAAAAAAATATGAGTAAATCTACAAGTGGTAAAAATCATCCAATGTATGGGAAAAAACATACTAAAGAAACAAAGAAAAAATTATCAGAAGCAAACAAAGGTAGAACCGGATTAAATGGAAAAGAAAATCCTATGTATGGTAAAAAACATTCTGAAGAATCAAAAAAGAAAATGTCTGTCTCTTCAAAAAAAATAAATTTATCAAAAAAAACATTAAAAAAGATGTCTGAATCAAAATCTGGAAAAAATAATCCCATGTATGGTAAAAGAGGACATTTTTGTTGTAATTCAAAATCGATTTATCAAATAGATAAAAATACACATAAAATAATAAAAAAATGGAATTCTATAAAAGACGCTTCACTTTCTCTAGGAGTTAATGAAGCAAGTATATCAAAAGTATGTAGAGAACAACAAAAAACAGCAGGTGATTTCATCTGGAAATACGTAGAGGACAACAAATGATTTTTGACATTGGAACAGATATGATTATTTCCTCTGTTGCAGAAGCATTAGAAGATGTTGGATCTAGTGTTTCCGAACAACAATTTGGTGATATAATTAGTGCTATTAATGATGGTATGCCAGGAGTCATCCAACTTATAGGAATGTCTATGGCTGAACACTGGAAACAAGAAGCAATAGCAGCCGGTGGATGGGGAGTAAAATACGCAAATGCAATTAAATATGAAGGAAGTGGAACAGAAGCAGAAGTATATCTTGATGAAGACATGATAGATAAAGGTAGTAATAAACCAAATATGATGTTCGCACTCATGGTAGAAAATGGAGTTAAATCATGGTCTATTAAGGATGCATTGTTAAAGAGCGATAAGGTTAAAATTGGACCAAGCGGAATAAGATATATAACTATTCCTTTTCCAGTATCTACACCACGATCTAAAGGACAAGGTAAAATGCAAAGTAAATTTGGTGGTCGTGAAATGACTCGTCAAATACACAATATAGTTAAATCTGGAGGTAAAATTCCAGTTAATACAAAACTTGGTAATGTGAATATTTCTGGATTAACTAGATATAATACAAGACAATTGCATAGTCAATATGGCATTTTCCGTAGAGTTTCTGATAAGTCAACTGGTTGGCAATACCCAGGAGTAGGTCCTCAACCAGTTTATCCATCAGTATTATCAGAAGTTAACAAAAAAGTGCATGAAACAATAACATCCTTCTTACAAGAAATTGTAAAAGAATATACACAATGAAAAGGAGCAAATAAATGAAAGAGTCACATATAGAAGACTTATTTAAGGAAAAAAAATGGAAAAAAAATTTAAATTTATTCAAATATCGCTTACAGACTTGGTATTTTACTTTGAGAATAGTGCCGAAAATATGGCTAAAGGTGTTTTCGAGGCATTTAAAAAGATGGTTTTTCCCGTTTTCCCAAACAATGGAGCACAAACTTATAATAGAATCCAAGAAAAAAGAAGAAAAAAATGGTTGTATAGGTTTATGACTGAATTAAAAATATATATAGATTTATGGATAGAAGAAAATAAATAATCTTTTAATGTACATGTACATTAAAAGATTTAATTATATTTGTAAACATTTTTTTTTGCATTGACAAAAAAAAATATTTTTTTATGCTATAATAAAAAAAAATAAATAACTGTGAGAAAAAAAATGGACAGAAAAAAAATAATAAAACTTTCGAAAAAAAATATTAATTCAGAAAATCTTGAAAAAGCAAAAAAAATATTAGAAAAAGATTATGAAATTTCTTATGGAAAATATGACAATATAGAGCTTAAAAAAGCTATAGAAAACCAAAGTCCATTTTTTATAGATAATCATTTAATTATAGGATTTAATGAAGATGGAACTTTTATTAATGATAATAATGAAAAAATACCAATAGAGAGAATGGTTAAAGCTATTATTGTTGAAGATGAAGCTAAATATGAATCCAGTATTGAAATAGCAAATAATGATGAAATAACCGATAACAGGGATCAATTTATCATAATAGATAAAAATGAATGGGAAGAGGTTAATCAATTTAATGCTGTTCTCGGTAAATTGAAAGTTGGAGAAACTTTTCTTCCTCCACATAGTTTAGTTTTCAACTTTATTTCACCAACTGAAGAGCAAAAAAAAGAAAAAATAGTATCTATGGTTACTGGTGCTAATGTTGATATATATGAAAAAAATAACTATGTTGATAACTGTATACATGAAATAGGTCATGTATACTGGAGAACAAGACTCAATAATAAAGAACGTAAAGAGTTTAAAAAAATATGGAAACAAATAACATCTATGGCACTATATGCTTATGAATGGGAAAAGAAAGATGAAGAAGAGATGTTTTGTACTATATATAAATGGTATATAAAAAGTCTATTATTAAACAGTTCCTTCTATAATATATTAGAATTTGAAGAACCTAAAGGATTGGAGTTATTTAAAAGTGTTTTAAATAGAATTTCTAATGAAGAGATAACAAATGATACATTTGAGTTGTCAAAAGCTGATATCATATCGTATTTACATCCAAAATTAGACAAAACAACTGGTAAAAGATTTGTTAAACATGGTACTTTTGATAGTATTAAAGATGTTGAATTGCCATCTTACATCATAAATGATGTATCAAAGATTATTGATGGTCAGATTTTTGTAAATCTTGATAAGGCTAATGAAGTTCCTATTGATGGGAATAGGATAATATATAATCATGAAAAAAACATGGAAAAGGCAGTAAGTAAAAAAACAGTGTATGTTGACATGGATGGTGTAGTTGCAGATTTTGATGGATATTATAAAACAATATTCAATAGAGATCCATCAAAAGATGACCATTTTACAGGTCAACAATTTATTTCTTCACATCCAACATTCTTTGCAGAATTGCCAGTGTTAGAAAAAGGACGTGAATTAATCAGTAGATTAGAAGAAAAAGGATATAAAATTGTTTTTTTAACTACACCAATGAAGTGTATTCCTGAATGTAAAATGGATAAATACTTATGGATAAAAAGAAATTTTGGTGATTACGATATTATATTCTCAAGTAAAAAAGATGAATACGTTGTTGATGATCATAGTATATTAATTGATGATATGGATTATAATTTAAAACCTTGGACTAATGCTGGTGGCACTGCAATTCAATTTCCTGCAAAATTAGACAAAATACTCAAAAAAATTGATGAAGTATTGTCTGGAAATGATATCATTGTTCAAGATATGAATGTTAATGTTAATCCTAGTGAAATACAAAAAAATCTGGATACTATAAAAAAGGAAAAATAAACTTTAAAGGATTAGATATACGAATAGAAAATCCAAAAGGTAGTATTAGATGGGGATTTGATGATTCTGGTCGTAAATGGATAAATAAAATGAAGTCTCATTATGGATATATAACAGGAACAGAGGGGGCGGATTTCGATCCTATCGATGTGTTTATTGGTGATAAAGGGAATGCATCACGAGCATTTGTTGTAAATCAAATGAAAGATAATATGTTCGATGAGCATAAAATAATGCTTGGATTTGACAATATAGATGAAGCGTATAAGGCATATTTTGAAAACTATCAAAAAGGATGGGATGGTTTCGGTTCAATAGTTCAAACTAACACTAGAAAAATAAGGGAATGGTTAAAAACAGGAAGTACAACTGAACCTTATAAGGAATAATAAATGAGATTTATTTTATTTGCTTTAATATCTGTTGTTATATATTTAATACTTTTGTATATTGTTGGAGAATGGACAAATATAGATTTTTTTAGGTAATTATAATCCATACTCCCACAAACCTAATTGTCCTCGTATATTTGGTATTGGTTTATCAAATAGTATTGGATTTTTTAAAATCCAATGCCAGTAGTCTTTTTGTGCCCATACTGAATTGCTATCATTTATACAATCGATTATTGTTACTTTCCCTATAATAGCACCACAAAGAAGTTCTTTGTGGTTATTATTTACATATTCTGAAGCATATGGTATATGATCTAATAAATATTGATAATCATATGACCATTTTTTAGCTGAATGAATTAATATATCACCTCTGTAATTAGTTCTCCATGTACGATTTTCAACATCTTTACCATGAAATATTAGATAGGACCATGGATTCTTAATTGTTAGTGTTTTCATCTTCATTTATTTGATCAATAATTATTGATAATTTTACATCAATTCTTTCTTGATTGTTTGATATTTCTGATAGTTTAAAATTTACAGATGTTGCCAAAATTAACATTATCACTATCAAAATAAAAAATATTCCTTTTAAAATGTCATATATTTTTTTATCCATTAACTATTACCTTTTATTTTTTTTATTATTTATAACAAGATACATTTTAATCTTACTATTGTCAATATTTTTTTTCAAGTTGACAAAAAAAAGTTTATTTTCTATAGTATAGTTAATTTTTATCAAGGATAACGATAATGAAATTTAAGAAATATTCTCCTCTACAACTTCGAAATGCAATTGAAATAGAAATGAAAAAAACCGATGATGCTAAAATGGCATCTATTATTGCAATAAAAAAATTAAATAAAAATCCTGATCATTACGAAAATATGGAAAAAGCAAAAGACACCTCTAAACTTGTTAAAAAAGTTATTACAAATAAACGTGGAAAACAACAAACTGTCTATGTAAAAGTAGAAAAAGACACTAAAAAGTCTGAATCATGGTTAGCAAAATTATCAAATATCTTCGGTTTTAAAGACAGAAAACAAACCATGAAAAAAATAGAAAAAGACTATAAAGACAATGATCTTGATAAGAAATATGGTCTAACATGGGATGGATGGAAAGATCATTTAGCAGAATACTTTAATAATAAAGAAAAATGGACTAAATTTTTTAATAAAGAAAAAGGTGAAAAAAAATCTAAAAAAGATGAAAAAACTCCTGTAAAGAAAGATAAAAAAGATAAGAAAAAAAGTCCACTAAAATTATCAGTGATTAAATTTATTCATGGACTGTATGGTGGTGAGATAAAAAAAGAAGAAAAAGATGTTAAGAAAGCTGAAGGAAGATCAGAAGAATTCTTTAAAAGTGAATCGACTGAAAATCCTCTTCAAAAATGGAAATCAGGAAATCTTGAAAATGTGATCGGTCAAACTTTTAAATATCAAGATATAATGGGTAATTTAAAAGGTGAAACAACTTTTATTGATGAAATAATTATTATTACAGATGCTACAAACGAATATATATCTTATTCCTCTATTGATAAAGATGGAAAGCCGGATAGAATGGCTGGTGGTGGTATGTTCACCAAAAAAGCGTTTATTGAACAATTAAATAATGCAAGCCTAAAATCAACTGCATTCTCAGAAGAACCAACAGAAAAAGAAATTGAAAAAGCTAAAAAAGAAATTGAAAAAAAAGAAAATGAAAAGACTAAAAATGAAGAACAAGAAGATAATTTTGATACAATGCCTGAACCGAAAGAAAATGAAACTTTAACTTCTAAAGGAAAAAATGGATCAAAAGTAAAAAGAGATAGAAAAAAATCAGAAAGTGAAAAGAAAAAAATTAAATTAGAAGCAGATGAAGAATTAAGAGAAAATTATTTTAATGAAAAACCATCTGAAATATTAAACATCGGAAAGGATGTTTTAGGTGCAAAAAGACATAGTTTTACAACATATGAGAAATTAGACGTAAGTCTTGAAGAGTTAGAAAAAGATGGGGTAGCTTCTGGATATGTTACTAAAAAAAATCTTATTGGTGATTTCGGTTTAGAAAATAAAGATGAAAGAGTTGCAAATGGTGAAACAGAATATAAGGTTCTTGGCAGTTTTTTAGTAAGAAGTTATTTAACAAAAGGACCTAAAGACTCATCAGAAGAAAGAAAAAAATACATGGAATTTGTTAGATCTATTATACGTTTCGATAATGAGACTAATTCTATGGATGATTTTGTTAGTGGTCTTGGTCAATCTATAAAAAATATTTTTAATATAACAGAAGAAGATGAAAACGATATAATAAAAGATAATGAAAAGTGGTATAGTAGTAAAAAGTCAGACAAAATCAAAGAAATATCAGAAACAATTGGAGAACCATTAGCATATTTTCTTATTCCGTTTGTTTTAGGGTCAGAAACAAAGGCACGTTTTTTTGATAATCTTAGTTATAAAATAAGTAAAAAATCAGATAGAAAAGAATTTAATATTCTTGGATCAGTTTTTTTTAATGAAACATTAAAAAGAGAATCATATGATCAATTAAAAGTAAGAGCTCTCGGAGCTACAAAAGCAGCCGGTGTAAAGATAAAAAAAGGTGATACTGTTAAAATAAATGACAAAATGAAAGAAAAAATATATATAATTTCATTTAAAGTTCCTGAAGGTAGAGAGAAATATCATGAAGAAAAAAATAAAGAATTATATGATATAAACAAAGATTATGGGATGATGTCAATTTCATCTTCATATTTAGGCGTAAGTAAAAAAGAAAGATTAAAACAATTAAATGAAAAATATTTTAAAAATAAAATATCATATCTTCCAACAACTTCAGATATGATGCAATTTTTAAGAAGAAAATATACAAACATAAAAGAAGAATTAAGCAATGAACTTATAAGGGAAAAATTATACCCTGAAAACAATGGTGAAGTTGTTAAAGCTGGCAAAAATGGAATACACGTTGCATTTAATTTTCCTGGTGGAAAAATAAGGACGTTTAATGTTAATCCAGCAGATCTTGATAATGAATCAGTTGAAAGTGTAAAAAAGAAAGCAATAAAAACAAAAACAGTAAAAGCTGATTTTTATATTGAAAAAGAAGTTAAGAGAAAAGGTGGGAAAAACTTTGACAAAATGTCAATATCTCAAATGCAAAAAATATTAAATGATAATATACAAATGAAAGCACTTCAATATGGTAATTCAATGCCTGACACTGAAAGAGAATATCATACTAGAAAAACATTGGAGGCTATGTCCGATTTGTCAGAATTACTTGGATTACCACTAGAACAAATATCTGCAAGGGGTAAATTAGGAATTGCATTTGGAGCAAGAGGTAGAGCAGGAGCATTAGCGCATTACGAGCCAAGTACAAAAATGATAAATCTTACACGTTCTAATGGTTTCGGTTCACTTGCTCACGAATTTGGTCATTTTATTGATAATATATTAAGTAATAAAATGAGTGGTTTTATATCAGACGAAAGAATATACGACAATAAAACAGTTCATATTGACAATATGCCTCATGGTGCAATATATATATATAAAAGAGGAAATAAAGAAACTAAATATTTTTATGATGCAGATGAACCTACTAAATATAAATGGAAAAAATTAAATAAAGGTCAAACTAAACCATCAGAAAACCAGAGTGGTGTTTCTTTTTACAATGAAACTTTTACGGTTGAAGTTCCAAGTAAAGTTAAATTTCAAAATGCACAGGATATTGCAAAAAAAAGTATTGAAAGTCTACATAAACAATGCGATGAAAAAATAGAAGCTGCAAAAAAAATAGGAGATTCAGCATCAGTTATAACATATCAATATTTAAAACAAAGCAAATATTATAACACTCCAACAGAAGCGTTTGCCAGGGCATTTGAATGTTATATTGCTGATAAGCTTGAAGATAATGGAAGGAAAAATACATATCTTGCAAGTAAAGAGAAAACATATAAAAAAGATGGACTTGTAATGTATCCTCAAGATAAATATAGAAAAGAGATAGAAAAACTTTTTGATAGTTTTTTCAAAGATATTTCAGAAACAAATGAATTAAAAAAAGCCATAAAAGCTTTATTCAATAATAAAATTATAAAGTTTAGGAAAATATAATGAGTAAAATACTTGAATATATCAAAAACAATAAACATCAATTTAAAGGATATAATACAAAAGAACTTGCAATTGGTATCCAAGTTGAAATGGAGCATACGAAAAATCCTAAATATGCTTGTAGAATAGCAAAAGATCACCTTGACGAAACTAGTGATTATTATACAAAACATATAAAATCTGGATTGGTTGATGAAAAATTAAATCTAACTAATGATATTATATCTATTATAAAGGAAGAAACTATGAAAAAAACACAATTAATGCATGTTTATGACAATGTTTATATAAAAATGGACAAAGCTAAACCAACTAAATATTACAAAAGAGAGCCTAAAAAATCAGGAAAAGGATATAATTACTATTATACAAAAGAGCAATATCAAAAAGCTAAAAAAGAAGAAAAAG